ATGGGTGTGGCAACATCCAGAAAATTACAGGAGATGAATTATAGGAACCTGTATATTGATGGTGTTAATACAAAGAATATTTGGGAATATAATTCGAAGGCGATGGAAAAAATCCCCGGATTAAATTTTAACAATAAAAGAACTCAGATTGTTGCCGCATTTGAAGAACAATTAAGAAAAGGATTCCAAGTTAGGTCAAGTAGATTAGTAAATGAATTAAACACATTTGTTTATATCAACGGTAGACCTGACCACATGAAAGGACATCATGATGATGCAATTATGAGTATGTCGATGGCACTTTACGCGGCCGATATGTGTTTTAGTCAATTAGAAAAAAACGAGAACGCAAATAAGGCAATGTTGGAGTCGTGGACGGTAACTGAAAGAACCTACGAACCGAACAAATCGTTTTATTCATATGGTACCGCATTTGACCAAATAGGTTCAATGGGTACGGACGCTAATGTGGTTCAACAGATACACGGTAATGCGACTAAGGACCACTATAAAGAATATTCGTGGTTATTTTCCAAAAAGAGGTAACACGACTTTAATATCCCCTTAAAATTATTTATATTATAAAGAAAACTATTTATATACATGGCAGATAATAACATAACTGTATTTCAGAGGTTAACCAAGATGTTTGGTTTCCCGGGACAAGTAAAACCCGAGGATTCACCGTCATTTAATTTCTCGAGAGAAGAAATACTAAAAACCAATAGTAGGGAAGAATACGAAAAGGCGATGTTACAGGCTCAACAGAGTCAATACGTTGCTGACAAGTGGACAAAACTTGAACAATCATTATATAACCAATCGGTTTATTATGAACCAAATAGAATGTCGGCGTATTATGATTATGAATCAATGGAGTTTACTCCTGAGATTTCGGCGGCATTAGACATCTATGCAGAAGAATCTACTACATTATCAGAAAAAGGTGAAATTCTTACTATATTTTCAGAATCTTCAAGAATTAAAACCATACTTGAGGACTTATTCATTAATCGTTTAGATTTGAACACTAACCTACAAATGTGGGCTCGTGGTGTGTGTAAGTACGGTGATGATTTTGTTTATTTAAAAATTGACCCCGAAAAAGGTATTGTTGGTTGTCAACAATTACCGAATATTGAGATTGAAAGAATGGAGGGTGGCTCAACTAAAGCACCTAACCAAAATGATTCTAAGATGCCATCGAGAGAATTAAGGTTCCAATGGAAAAATAAAGATTTAGAATTCCAAGCATGGGAAATTGCCCACTTTAGATTACTGGGTGACGATAGAAAGTTACCATATGGTACATCAATGTTGGATAAGATTAGAAGAATTTGGAAACAATTACTTCTTGCCGAAGATGCGATGTTAATTTATAGAACAACAAGAGCACCCGAAAGACGTGTATTCAAAGTATTCGTTGGTAACATGGATGATAAAGATATCGAGGCGTATGTGCAACGTGTGGCGAACAAATTTAAAAGGGACCAAATAGTTGACAGTAGAAATGGTCAAGTGGATATGAGATATAACCAAATGGCTGTTGACCAAGATTATTTCATTCCTGTACGTGATGCGGCACAAACTAATCCAATTGAAACTCTACCGGGAGCACAAAACTTAGGTGAGATTGCGGATATTGAATACATCCAAAAGAAAATGTTGGCGGCACTTCGTATACCTAAGGCATTCTTAGGTTTTGAAGAGGTGGTTGGTGACGGTAAAACTTTAGCGTTAATGGATATCCGTTTCGCTAGAACCATCAATAGAATTCAAAAGTCTATGATTCAAGAATTAAACAAAATTGCACTTATGCATTTGTATCTTCTTGGATTGGAGGATGAGTTGGATAATTTCACATTATCATTAACTAACCCTTCAGCACAATCAGACTTATTACGTATTGAGCAGTGGAAAGAAAAAATTGTTCTATATAAAGATGCAACGTCTGACACATCACAAGTTGGTATATTACCAGTATCCCACACATGGGCTAAGAAAAATATTCTTGGTATGATTGATAGTGAGGTTATACTTGATTTACAACAACAACGTCTTGAAAGAGCAATGGGATTTGAATTAACAAACACTCAGAATGTTATTAAACGTTCAGGTGTATTTGATGAAGTAGATACTAAGTACGGTGTTCCTGAGGAAGAAAGAGAACAGGGTGGTGATGCACCGGAAGGTGGTGGAGAACCAGGTGGAATGGATATGGGTGGTGGAGCGCCAGCGGCGGAGGCACCTCCATCGGGTGGAGCCGAACCGTTAGCGGAATCATCAAAAAAACGTAAAATATTAGGAATGTTGGGTGAGAGCGAAGAGTTTACCGATTTATTCGATATGAATAGGGCACAACAGAATATTTATGAAATAGAAAATAAATTAAAAGATATACTAAACGAACAATAAGAATGTCAAACTTTGGTAATGTAAAATCAAAACTGTTAAACAAATTAACAGAATCTTACACTTCTGATAAAAAATCAGACGTAAAAGAATTATTAAAACAAATTAAATCAGATAAGAACTTGTCAGAAATGTACTTGTTCTATGAAGATATCGAAAATAAACACATCTCAAGTACCGATACCGCCAAATTGTTCGTTGAACAAATTGAATCATTGTTGATTGAAAAATCAAACTCGATTAAAGAATCTTGTAAATCTTTGAATAAGATATTGGGTGATGTATCAATTGAAAAGAATGTAATCTATGAATGTTTAGATATTATTTCTGAAAAGAATACCCTTTTAAACATTGAGAAGAAGGTTGAGTCTAAACAAACATTAATCTCACACCTTACTAAAAAGAAATCATCTCAAGTTTCAGAATCAACTCATACCGATAATCAATCTTTATTGAATGCGGTTTTGGTGAATAACTTCAACACCAAGTTTGTTGATTTTATGAATGAGGGTCAAAAAGAAATGTTTAAGAAAATTGTTTCTATGGATGAAACTGAATTAAAATCTGAAATGGAAACATTAAAGGAAAGTCTTAATACTAAGATTGATTCTCTTTTAACCGAATCAGACAATGAACTACGTGATAAATTAACTAACGTTAAAAACGACGTTAATGAATCGGTAGTATCGAAATACAACTATTTTAGATTAACAGAGTTGAAGAATAACTTGGATTAATCCTCGGGATTGTTCTTGTGCTGTTTGTAAATCGCCTTTAACTTTTCACTTCTTTTAACAACCGAAGGTTTCACAAATTGTTGTCTCTCTCTTAGTTGTTCAGTTTGTTTAGTTTTAAGAACCTTGAATTTGTACTTTTTAAGTGCTACTTCAAGGTTTTTTTCTTTTAGTACATTGATGATTATCATATTCTTTTTTACAATTATAATGAAATTATTTTGATTTCTTGACTTTTTTTTGTATATTTTAAATACACCATAAAATAACTAAGTATGAAAATATTAAATGAAAAGAGGAAAATTTATTCCAATTGGTGTCCACAACAATGTTAAAATAGGATACGGTACAGTTGACTACAAAGACCTAAAGACAATCTATATCCAATTAAACTCATGGACACAACCCGATACAGAGGATTGTGACTTCGATAGATTGATTAACAAAACAAGAAGACAAATAAAAGAAAATATTCACAATTTAAACTGCGAATATTTTAAACCACAATCAATTGTGGATTTGGACATAAAGACCAGCGGAGTTAAAATTAATAAACGGTCATTTATGGACCTAGAAATTACATTATACGTTGAAAAATATTTTGATGTAAGGTCAAAAGAGATAAAACAAATCGTTGCAGATTTATCTGAGACACTAATTGATAACGTTTTAACTGACGAAACTCTCTTTAATTTCAACGAAACGAAGAATTAATGTAGGAACGGGGTATTTATTATGAAAAAGATAAATGAAAATACTCGGACCCAATGAAATCGGAAGAGGTATATTAATAGAATACGACGCCGGTCACGTTTCTCCCCAAGACAATAAAAAAATAATATCCGAGATGAAAGATACAGACTTCTCTCAGGATATTATTTTGTATGCTGTTTTACAAAAATATGATACTCCAAATAAGAACGGTAGAATCTACCCTGAAGTATTATTAAAGAGAGAAAACGAGAAATATCA